ACCGACCACGTCTGCGACGCCGCCCACTGCGTCGTCTGCGATCAGCACGGGATCACGCTGGCGTCTCACGCGCTACCGGTTGACCTAAGCCCGCCCAAGCGGGAGTGGGCGCGGCCGTGAGCGAGCCCACTGCACTGGCGGCCAGTGAGGCCGCGCAGGTCTGGGTGCGGGCGCAGCTCGCGCTCGCGGTCGAAGAGACCGGCGTCTCGCTCGCCGCGCTCGGCGTGGCGTGCGGCAAGCGCAGCCCGACGATCGCCGAGGGCTGGCAGAGCGGCGCGAAGCACCTGCCCGCGTATATGCTGGCGTGCGAGCGCGTGCCCCGCGCCGTGCGCGCGCGGCTGATCGGCGCGCTGGTGCGGCGCCTCGAGACCGGCGCGATGCGCGTGGGCCTCGACGCCGCCACGTCCACGCTGCTCGCGCGGGCCGGCGAGCTGGTGAGCGAGCTCGCCACCGCGTGGATGGACCGCACCCTCACGGACGCGGAGCGCGCGCGGATCCGCGCCGCCGTGCACGCGCTGATCGAGGCCGCGGGGCGCTGGCTCCGCGAGGACGGCGGGGGCGCCGCGTGACCACCGCCGGCTTCGAGACCATCGCCTCGACGCTCGCTCCGGATCCGGTGCGGGTCGCCGCGCGGGCCTGTCTTTGGCCCGAATCCGCCGTCGACGACTTCCTGGCCGCGGTCGCCCGGCAGCAGGGCACGGTCCGCCACGTCTCGCCCCTCTGCCTCGTGCTGGTCACCGGCTCCGGCGCGCACCAGACCGTGCTGCGGCAGCTCTCGGTGGAGTGCGTCGCCGCTGCGAACGCCGTCGTGTTCGCCGACCGCGGGGAGATCACCGCGCCGCCGCTCGAGATCGACTTCGGCGAGGGCTCGGGCGCCGACGTCGCCGCCGCCGCGGGCCTCACCGGCATGGCGCTGGGGACGTGGGACGCGTGGGTCGAGCCCGCCGCGCTGAGCGCGGAGCGCCGCACGGCCCTCGCGAGCTGGCGGCCGGGGCACGCGGTGGTGCCTGCCGCTGCATCTTCCCCGGTCGCGCCGCCATCGCAGCCCGCTCCGCGCGTCCCCGAAGTACTCACGCTCGTTGCGCCGCAGCCTGCGCCCATTGCGGTGCCCGCGCGTACCCAGCCACCGGCACCCGCGACCGCGCCGCCGGTCACCGCCGTCGACAACGGCCTCCGCGCGTGGGCCGACGGCAGCGGCACGACCGCGGACCAGCTCGCCGCGATCGGCGTCGTGGTCGCGCGCGGCGGCGTCGTGGTGTGCGAAGCCAGCGAGTGCTTCGGGCCCGGCAGCAACAACGACGCGGAGCTGCGGGCGATCGCCCGCGCGCTGACCCTGGCAAGCCGCATCGCCGGCCGTGATGCCGCGCTCACGCTCTACTCCGACAGCGAGTTCGCCCTGGGCGCCGCGGCCCCGGGCAGCACGTGGAACATCCGCAACGAGCAGCAGGCCGCGCTGGTGGCGCAGCTCCGCGCCGAGGCCGCGCGCTGGCCGCGGCTGCAGCTCCGGCACGTGAAAGGCCACGCCGGCGACGCGGGCAACGAGAGGGCCGATTGGCTCGCGGGCCGGGCGCGCAAAGCGGCGGTGGCAGCCAGCGGCCCGCCGCTCGTCGTGATCGATACCGAGACGACCGGGCGGAGCCCCGCGCTCCACCAGGTGCTCGAGCTCGCCGCGGCGGAGACCGATCCGAGCGGGCGGGTGGTCACGCGCCGCGCGTGCAGCCGCGTGCTGCTGGAGCCGTGGGCCAGCATCGACCCCGGCGCGCTCGCGGTCCACGGCTACGACCCGCGGAGCCCGGGCTGGGCGGCGAGCGCCCGGCCCCTGCGCGACGTGATGGAGCGCTTCGCGCGCTGGCTGCCGGAGCACTTCATCCCCGTCGCGCACAACGCGAGCTTCGATCTGGGCTTTCTGCGCGCGTCGTTTGAGCGTGCGGGGCTGGCGACACCCCTCCCGTTCACCGGCAAGGGGCTGTGCACGGTGCAGCTCGGCCGGCGCTTGGCGAAGCGCGGGCTCGTCCCCGGCGCGGCGCTCGACGTGCTGTGCACCCACTTCGGCGTGTCGAACCAGGGCGCGCACGGCGCGGCCCGCGACGTCGAGCGGCTGCTGGCGATCTACCCGCGCATGGCCGCGCTGGAGAGCGCCGGCCAGCCGCAGCTCGCGATCGGCGGTGGAGCGTGAGCGCCACGCGTCGCACCCGCCGCGCGTCGGCCGCCGAGGCCGCCGCCCCCGAGCACGTCACCGTCGAGCGCGCGGACGGCAGCCGCACGTGGGCCCGCGTCGTCGAGCGCTTCGCGCGCACCGCGGTGCTCGCGGTCGTCGGCGTCGAGCTGCTCTTCTCGCGCCGCGGCGGCGGCTACGTCGCGGGCTACCGGCTCTCGGCCGCGGCCCGCGAGGCGCTGTGGTCGAAGCCGGAGGGCGAGCGATGAGCGCCGTCGACTACGAGGTCCGCACGCCCGACGGGATGCTGCTCGGCACCGCGGGCAACCTGATCGAGGCGCGCCGGCTCACGCTCCCTTACCCCGGCCGCGCGCTCGTGCTGCACGGCGGCGCGATCGTCGACTGGGCGCGCGGCATCGGCCCGGGCGACCGCGCGGCGGCGGAGACCGTCCTCCGCAAGCTCGGTCTGGTCAGCACGCCCGCGCCCGCCCGACTCACGAGCTGCGATCGCTGCGGCAAGACGCTGCCCGCGCGCGCCGAGTCGCCGACGTGCGGCGGATGCCGCGACCGCGCCGCGCGGCGCGCGCAGGCCGCCGAGGGCGCCGCACCCAATGAAACCCAAAGCCCCGCCCCGGAGGAGCCCGTGTCCGCTGCAAAGCCCGCTGCCCCTGCGCCCAAAGCCACCCAAAGCGCCGCGCCCAAAGCGACCTGCGACCACCCCGACGGGTGCGTGCGGCCGGCCGGCAAGACCCAGGCGAACACCCGCCCCGAGCGCCGTGGCTGGTGCAAAGAGCACCGCCAGCACGCGAGCTGGAACGAGGACCGCCGGGAGCGCAGCAAGAACGGACGCGCGGCCACGAAGCCCGCGCCGAAGCAAGCCGCGAAGCCGAAGCCCGCGAAGCTCGTGGCGGTGGTCCGGCCCGCGCGTAAATCCGCGCGCGCGGCAACCCCGGTTCCCGCGCGCGTGAAAGCGGCGCCGGCCGTCGTGACCCCCGCGCCGAAGCCCGCCGCCGCGAGCGTCCCCGACGTGCGGCTCTCGGAGCTGCTCGAGGCCCACGCGCTGGTCTGCGCCATCGGCTTCGACGTCTGCCGCGGGCTCGCGGCGCGGATCGACGGAGCGCGGTCGTGAGCACGGCCGACGTCATCGCGCTCGCCCGCGCGGGGTGGACCGTCAGCCTCGACGGCCGGCGCGTGTGGGTGCCCGAGAAGGGGCACTACGTGCCGCTCGCGACGGCGCTGCGCTGGCTCGCGGCCGACGCGCGGTCGGCGGAGGGCGGACGGTGAGAGCCCTGCGGCCCTACCAGGTCGATCTCGTCCAGCGCGCCGCGCTCGCACTGCGCGACCACCGCGTGGTCGTGCTCCAGGTCGGCACGGGCGGAGGGAAGACCCACTGCGCGGCGGAGATCATCCTGCGCCGGCTCGCGAAGGTGCCCGCCAGCCGCGTGCTCTTTCTCGCGGGCCTCGACGCGATCCTCGACGACACCGTGCGCCGCCTGCGCGCCGCGGGCCTGCACGTCGGGTTGCTCCAGGCCGATCGCCCCGCGGATCCCACGGCCCCGGTCCAGGTCGCGAGCTGGCAGACGATCACCGCGCGCGGAGCCCGGCCCCCCGCGGACTTCATCGTGCTCGACGAGTGCCACCACGCCGCGGCCGAGACCGTGCGCACGATCCTCGAGGCGTATCCCTCGGCGTACATCCTCGGCCTGACCGCCACGCCCGAGCGGGGCGACGGCGCCGCGTTGGGCGCCGCGGGCTTCCGCGGGCTGGTGTCCGGGCCGTCGAACGCCGAGCTGTGCGCCGACGGCTGGCTCGTGCCGCTCGACCTGGTGGGACCGCCGGGCCCGGCCGATGGCCTCGCCTGCGATCCGCTCGAGGCGTGGCGGCGCTGGGCGGACGGGCGGCGCACGGTGGCCTTCTGCGCGAGCATCGCTGCCGCCGAGGACCTGTGCGCGCGAGCGCTCGAGGCGGGCGTTCCCGCGGGCCTCCTGCACGGCGGCACGCCGCGGCGCGACCGCGCCCTCGCGCGCGAGCTGCTCACGACCGGGGACGTGCGGTTGATCTGCACCGTCGACGTGCTGCGCGAGGGATGGGACTGCCCGGCCGCGGAGGTCGCCCTGTTCGCGCGCTCGGTGGGCACGATCGGCGGCTGGCTGCAGATGCTCGGGCGCATCTCGCGACCCTCGCCGGACACCGGAAAGCACCGCGCCCTGGCGATCGACCTCGCGGGCTCGTGGATGGCCCTGGGCCTGCGCGACGACCCGCGGGTCTGGTCGCTCGAGGGCGCCGCGGTGGTCGCGGGCGCGAAGCTGCCGCCGCTCGCACGGTGCCGCGCGTGCCTCGCGGTCTTCGCGCCCGCCGCGCGGTGCCCGCGCTGCGACGCGCCGCTGTCCGCGGCGGCTGGCAGCGTTGAGCGCATCCCGCGCGTGCTGCGCAACGCGGACAAGCTCGCGCTGGTCTCGCACCTGCCGCTCGCCGAGCGCGACGGGCGCTATGTCGCGAAGCTGGTGCGGGTCGGAGTCGAGCGGCGGCGGATGTCGACGGAGCGGGCCGCGGCGTGGGCCGAGGCGGAGTTCGAGCGGCGCTTCAAGCGCAAGCCGGGAGCTGCGGCATGAGCAGGCGAGTGCGGGATCTGACGGGCCAGACGTTCGGGCACCTGACCGTCGAGGCGCGTGCACCGAACGGCCCCGGCCACCGCGCGAGGTGGCAGTGTCGCTGCGCCTGCGGCGCGCGTCCGGTCGTGCTGGGGCAGCACCTGGTCGTGGGCGATATCAGGTCGTGCGGCTGCGCGCGGTCGGCGCTGCTCTCCGCGGCGCACACGCGCCACGGCGGCGCGCGCGACACCGGCAAGACGCCCGAATACCAGGCGTGGCGCGACGCGATCGATCGCTGCGAGCGGCCGGGCAATGCGCACTTCGCAGACTACGGCGGCCGGGGCATCCGCGTGCATCCGGAGTGGCGCCACGACTTCGCCGCGTTCCTCGCCCACATCGGTCCGCGCCCGGCACCGCACCTCACGCTCGAGCGCATCGACAACGCGAAGGGCTACGAACCCGGCAACGTGCGGTGGACGACGCACACGGAGCAGGCGCGCAACACGCGCCGTAACCGCCACGTCACGGTCCGCGGCGAGCGCATGACCGTCGCGGAAGCGGCCGCGCGATTCGGGCTCCCGAAGGCCACGCTGCTCGGACGGCTGGCGCGTGCGTGGTCCGACGACGCCGCTGCGCTCACGCCGATCGACACCTCGTGCCACCACCACGCGCGCGCGGAGGCGGTCCATGCGTGAGAACGAGATCCAGCGAGAGATTCTGCGCGCGCTCGGACACGAGCAGGACCTCCTTTTGATCCGCAACAACGTCGGGCAGGCCGAGTACGTCGACAGGACCACCGGCCGGTCGCAGCCCGTGAAATACGGGCTCGGCGTCGGCAGTCCCGATCTGATCGGCTTTCTGCGCGTTCCGGGACGCGACCTCGCGGCCGTGATCGCGTGGGAGGTCAAGCGTCCCGGCGAGCACCCCACGGCGGTGCAGCGGGCGTGTCACGAGGCGTGGCAACGCATGGGCGTGCGCGTCGCCGTGGTCCGTTCCGTCGACGATGCACGCGCCGCGCTCGCCGAAGCGCGCCAGGCGGTGGCGTCGTGACCGCCGTCGTGATCCCGCTGCGTCGCCCCGCGCCCGCGGCGCCCGCCGAGCCGAGCTACCTGCGCGAGGCCTTCGGGCCCGGCGGCTGGCTGGCAAAAGCTGCCGGCGGCAGCTACGAGGTGCGCGAGGGGCAGCTGCAGCTGGCCGCCGCGGTCGACCAGGCCTTCGCCCGCCGCGTGCCCGCGTTCCTCGAGGGGCCGTGCGGCACCGGGAAGAGCTTCGCGTACCTGATCCCCGGCATCGTCCACGCGCTCGGCCGCCGGCAGGCGAGCGGCAGGGCCGCGCCGCTGCTGGTCAGCACCGCGAGCATCGCCCTGCAGGAGCAGCTCGTCGCGACGGACCTGCCGCGGCTGCAGCAGGCGCTGCCGCAGCGGTTCACGTTCGCGCTGCTCAAGGGCCGGGCGAACTTCCTGTGCAACGACGCCGTCGGCGCCGCGACCGTGCCCTACCGGGCGACGGCCGAGGAGACCGAGCAGCTGCGGCAGATCAAGCGCTGGGCCGAGCACACGCCCACGGGCGACAAGAGCGAGCTGCCGTTCGTCCCCGTCGAGCGCCTCTGGAAGCGCGTCACCGTCGACGGCGACGACTGCAAGGGCAAGGACTGCCCGCAGCGCGACGCGTGCCACTTCGAGCGCGCGCGCCAGGCCGCGGCGGGCGCGGACGTGCTGGTCGTCAACCACCACCTGCTCTGCGCGGACCTCGCCGTGCGCGCGGCGTACCCGGGCGTGAGCATCCTGCCCGAGGCCGCCGCGCTCGTCGTCGACGAGGCCCACGAGCTCGCCGACGTGGCGCGCGACTTCTTCGGCGCGACGCTCACGCCGCACGTCGTCAAGCGGCTGGCGAGGTACGCCGAGGAGTTCGACGCCGCGGATCCGGCGGACGTGACCGCCGCGGGCGAGGCCTACTTCGCCGACCTGCGCGCCCTCGCCGAGGCCCACGAGCGCGCCGAGCTCGGCGAGCACCGCCGCTCGATCTACAGCGTGAAGCGCCCGCTCGACGACGGGCGCGAGGTCGCCGGCGCCGCGGCGTTCGCCGACCACGTCGCGCGCCTCGCGCGCGGCGCCGCGCAGGAGCTGAAGGCGCTCGACGAGGCGGAGAAGGAGCGCGGCCTGAGCGACGCGGAGCGCGACGCCCGCGCGAAGCACCGCACCGCGAGCCGCCGGTTCGGCAAGGTCGCGCGCTGGCTCGAGCGGCTGCACGGCGAGCCGGATCCGAACGTCGCCGCGTGGCTCGAGCTGCAGCCGCCGGACGACCGCGGCGAGCGCCGCTTCGCGCTCGAGGCCCGCCAGGTCGACGTGACGCCCGCGCTGCAGAGCCTCGCCGAGCGGGTCAAGGCGCTCGTGCTCACGAGCGCTACGCTCACCGTGGCCGGGAGCTTCGAGCACCTGCAGGGCGAGACGGGCATCGCGCCCGCGATCGCGCTCGAGGTCGCCAGTCCCTTCGATTTCCGCGCCCGCTGCCTCGTCGTCACGCCCGACCGGATGCCGCTGCCGGACGCGCCCGACTGGCCCGCGGCGTGCGCGCAGGTGATCAAGAAGCTCGTCGCCGCGGCCGACGGCCGGACCCTCGCCCTCTTCAGCAGCAAGAAGAACCTCGAGCGCGTGTTCGCGCTGGTCGCCACGACGAGCGACCGCGCGTGGCTGAAGCAGGGCGCGCTGCCGAGCCGCCAGCTGGCGAGCGCCTTCAAGCGCGACCCGCGCGCCGTGCTCTTCGGCCTGAAGAGCTTCTGGACCGGGATCGACGTGCCGGGCGACAGCTGCGTCGCCGTCTTCGTCGACCGCATCCCGTTCCCGCAGCGCGAGGACCCGATCATCCGGAAGCTGCACGCGCAGCACGGCACGGCCGCGTTCGAGCGCGTCGACCTGCCGCGGGCCCTGATGCAGCTGCGGCAGGGGTTCGGTAGGCTCATCCGCGCGCGCAGCGACTACGGCGTGGTCGTGTTCGGGGACCGGCGCGTGGTGACCAAGGGCTGGGGCCGCAGGGTCTGGCAGTCGCTCCCGGCGTGCGCGCGCGGGCGCTCGAGCGCCGAGGTGGGCGCGTTCCTCGCGCGGTTTCGGCAGCAGCCGGAAGGGGGTGCGCCGTGACCGACGACCTCGACGCCCGCGGCGCGCTCGCCGCGTTCCTCGCCGCCCACCCCGCGCGCCTGATGGATCCCGCGGTCATCCAGGCCGCGCTGCGCCTGCGCGCGACGGGGCTCGCGTTCGCCGACCTGGCCGCCGTCGAGAAGCAGCTCGCGGCCGCGGGGCAGGACGTGCCCGCGTGGAAGGCCGCGATCGAGGCCGAGGGCAAGGCCGAGCGCGCGCGCGACGAGGAGGACCGGGCAGCGACGCGCGGCAAGCGCGGCCGCCGGCAGCCCCCGCCGCCGCCCCCGCCGCGCGTCGACGCGCACGACCCCGACGTCCTCGAGGCGCTCGGCGGCCCGGCCCCCGACGCGCTCGAGGCGCTGCGCGCCCGGATCCGCGCCGCGCCGACCAAGGCCGCGGCGAAGGAGATCGTGTTCGACCCGGCCGCGATGAACTTCGCGTTCGGCCTCGCGCTCGACGCGCCGCACGAGCTCGAGCTGCTCGCCGCGACGATCGAGGAGAAGCGCGCCGACGTGCGCGAGTGGCGCAAGATCCTCGCGGCCGAGGTCGCCGAGCGCGCGGCGACCGAGAAGCCCCGGCCCGCGCGGCGCAAGCGGCCCGACGACTGGCGCGCCGCGCTCCGCCTGAACCGCTACGGCGAGCCGCTCGCGTCGTTCGGCAACCTCTGCGCGCTGCTGCGCGCGGCGCCGGCGTACGCCGGCCGGCTCTCGTTCGACGCGATGGCGCTGCGGTGCTGCCTCGACGGCGCGCCGCTCGACGACGCGGGCGTGGGCCGCCTGCGCGAGGCGATCGAGCGCGACCTCGGCGCCGCGCCGAGCGTCGAGCCGCTGACCTCGGCGCTCTTCACGGTCGCGAGCGAGCGCAGCTTCCACCCGATCGCGCGCTACCTCGACGGCCTGCCGCGGTGGGACGGCACCCCGCGCCTCGCGCAGCTCGCGACGCGCGTGCTCGGCCTCGCGGCCGGCGAGGCCGAGACGGTCTTCGCGGCGAAGCTGCTGCGCAAGTGGATGGTGTCGTGCGTGGCCCGGGTCCGCCGGCCCGGCTGCAAGGTCGACACGGCCCTCGTCCTCGTCGGCGACCAGGGCCGCAAGAAGAGCACGTTCTTCGCGGTGCTCTTCGGCGCGTTCTTCCTCGACTGCGACATGGACATCCAGAACAAGGACGCCGTGCTGCAGATGCGCGCCGGGTGGTGCGTCGAGTGGGGCGAGGTCGAGCGCGTCACGAGCCGCAAGGAGGCCGACGTCGTGAAGGCGTTCGTCTCGCGCGCGAGCGACATGATCCGCCCGCCCTACGGCCGCACCGTCGAGAGCTACCCGCGCAGCAGCGTGATCGTCGGCTCGACCAACAAGCGCGACTTCCTCGTCGACGAGACGGGCGAGCGGCGCTTCTGGGTGATCGACGTCGGGGCGCACGAGATCGACACGGCGCTGCTGACCACGCGGCGCGACCAGCTCTGGGCCGAGGCCCTCGCCGCGTTCGACGCCGGCGAGCGGTGGTGGCTCGACGACGAGCAGGACGTCCAGCAGCACGGCCGGCTGACCCGCGCCTACCGCCGCGCGGATCCGTGGGAGCCGACCGTCGCCGAGTGGCTGCGGACGCGCCAGAGCGGCGCGGCGTGGACCGACGCCGCCGCGGTGCTCAGCGACGCGCTGCAGATCAAGCCCGCCGACCGGCGGGACATCGACGCGGTGCGCGTCGGCAAGTGCATGGCGGCGCTCGGGTGGGAGCGGCGGCAGGCCCCGCGCGACGAGGATCCGCGCCGGCCGTGGCGCTACTACCGGCCAAAACCTGAGTCGGATCGGCCGCCGGAGAACCCGGCACCGGTCAGCCGCAGTGCTGGCACCAGTGCTGGCACCAGTGACGAAAGCGCAAAAACCCCGGCTGTCACCAGTGGCACCAGTGGCACCAGTGGGTTTGGCGCGGACGTGAAAGGGAGCAATGGGTCCGCAGCGTGGGTTGCTGCTGCCCAAGAAGCCGCTCACGACGCTTCTGCGGTGAATCGTCACTTGGTCCCTACCTCGAATTTCACTGGTGCCACTGGTGACACTAGTGACTGCGCGGAGTTGCGAGATTCGGCGTCACTGGTGCCGACTGGTGCCACTGGTGCCAGGTCGACCCCAGCTACCCCGCCGCTTCCAGCCGCGGAGCCGGGCGACTCCGCCTGGAGCCTCCCGCCCGTGGAGGAGTTCTGATGGGCGCCGCCCCGCGCTTCCCGTGCGGCCAGCCTGGGTGCGAGCGCTGCCCCGACGGCGACCCCGCGGCGTGCGACTACGCCACGCCGCTGCCGGCCCCGCCGCCCGACGCGCCCGCGGTGCTCGCCACGCTGGCGTGCTGCCCCCACGGCCGCCGGCCGGGCGCGTGGTGCGCCGAGTGCGCGGCGGCGCGGGTGCGAGGCACGCGCGTCATGCCCCGCGAGGCCGCCGACGTCCTCGGCGCACCTGCGCCCGTGGTGTCCACCACGCCCGCGCCGGGCGACCAAGGGAAAGGTGCCGCGTGAGCCACCGCGAGCCCTCGCGATGCACGCCCGCGGCGCGCGTCGCGGTGCTGTCCGCCGCCGCTGCGGGCGCGCACCCGACCTGTCCCAGCGCATCGTGCCACAAGCCCGACCGCGCGCCGTATTGGCGCCGCAGAGTGATGGGCAATTGCGCAACTGACCACATCGGAGGACCCGTCGATGGCCGGCATTGCACCGACCGCTGAGCAACTCGCCATCCTGCGCCGTCACGGGGAGAGCCGCCTCGCCCTCGCCGCGGCCGTCGCGCGTGTCACCGCGCGCCACGCGCTCGCGGGGCTCACGCTCCGTCGCGCCCAGCTGCGCGCGCTGCTGGAGGCCGCGACGCGCCTCGACGCCGCCGGGCCGCGGCCGCGCCCCTCCGGCGCGCTGTGCGGCAGCTGCAACCAGAAGGTGTTCCGCCGCGGGCTCTGCCGCTCGCACCACCGCAAGCTCTCCGACGCGGGCATCGCGCTGCCGCCGGACGGCCGCGCCCTGCGCGCGAAGGGCCGCGGCGCGAAGCTGCGCGTGTGGTTGAAGTCGCTGCCGCCCGACCAGCTCGAAGCGCTCCGCGCCGCGCTCGCCGAGGTCGCGTAGCCCGATGGCCCCGAAGCGCACCAAAAAGCACCGCGCGGCGAAACCCGCGGCGCCCCCGCGGCGGACCGGCGAGGACGCGCGCGCCGAGGCCATCGAGCTGCTCGGCACCGGCATCGCGGCCGCGGAGGTCGCGCGCCGGCTCGGCGTGCAGCCTCGCACGGTGCGCCGGTGGCGCGACAGCCCCGCGGGGCACGCGCGGCTCACCGAGATCCGGCGCGCGCGGGCGGTCACGTTCGAAGAGCTGCAGAACAGCCTCACGCACCTCGGGTTGGAGCTGGCGCCGCGCGCCCTCAATCGCCAGGGTGATCTGCTCGACGCGCGCAGCGAGAGCGTGCGGCAGAAGGCGGCGACGGACCTGCTCGATCGCTTCGGACCGTCGCGCCGCGAGCGCGTGCACACCAGCGACGACGGCGACGACGTGGACCTCTCGCTCCTGAGCGACGAGGACCTAGCGCGCTACGAGGCCGCCGAGGCGGAGCGGCGCGCGATCCTCGAAAAGGTGCGGGGCGCGAAGGGAGCGACGGGCGAATGAGCGCGGGCAAGGCGATGCGGACATGAAGCGCACCCCGAAAGCACTCCCGCGCCCCGGCGAGGGACGCCCCGTCGATGGTGCACCGCGGGAGCCCGAACCCGAGGTCACGCACTTCGCGCTGTGGCAGATCGAGGACCGCGCGAGCGACGCCCTGCACTACGAGCTGCCGCCGCTCGCCGAGCCGGTGCGTGGTGCGCTCGAAGAGGTGACCCTCGACGCGCTCCGCCTCTGCAGGTTCGCGCGCGTCCAGCTGCGACGCGAGGAACGCGCGCGCCGCACGTTCTGGCGTGGCGTCGGTGCCGGGCTGCTGACGATGACCGCGTTCCACGCCGCGGTGGATGCGATCTGCGGCGGGATGTACCGGCCGCTGCCACGCTGGACGCGGGTGTTCCTCGCGCTGCTCGCGGTCGCGTGTGCGGTGCGCGCGTGGTTCTGGAGGAAGCATCGATGAGCCGTTCCCTCGAGCCGTGGGTGATCCTCGCCCGGATGCAGCGTCGCGCGGCCCGTTCGGGTGTTGTGCTGCCCACGCGCCGCGCGCATGCGGCGGTCGATCGGCTGCGCGCGCAGGCCGCGGACCCGCTCGCCGACCGCGTGTACCGCCAGCGGTTCGACACGGCGGGGCCGTGCCGCGAGTCCGTGTGCATGTGCCGTGGCGGTGGGCCGCACGCGCCGGGCTGTCCGGTGTACGTCGCGGAGCTGCAGGCGGCGACGGCCGACGCGCTGCGCGTCGTGCGCGAGCGGGCGCGCGCGTGGGTGCGGCTGTCCGACGAGTTCGACCACGATCTCACGTGCACCGGCGAGTCGTTCCAGGAGATGCGCGCCGCGCTCGACGACTTCGACCGCGCGTGCGAGGCCTCGCTCGTCGCGCAGGACGCCCCGCCCGTCCTCCCGGAGTTCCGCGAGTGACCGGCCTCGCCCCCGCACGCCTCCGCCTCCCGTCGCAGGCCGCGCTCGACCGCGAGCAGATCCGGCGGCGCGGCCTCGCGGAGTTCGTGCGCCGGGCGTGGCACCAGGTCGACACCAGCCCGCTGCAGTGGAACTGGCACCACGAGGCGCTCTGCGAATACCTCGAGGCCGTCACCCGGCGCGAGATCCACGTGCTGGTCATCAACGTCCCGCCGGGCACGAGCAAGTCCACCATCGTGAGCGTGCTCTGGCCGGCGTGGGTCTGGACCCTCGACCCGGAGCACCGCTGGATCGCGGGCACGTACGACCAGGAGCTGGCGCTCCGCGACGCGCGTCGCCACCGCCGGCTCGTCGGCTCGGACTGGTACCAGGCGCGGTGGCCCGAGGCCGCGCTGCCCCACGACCGCGACCAGAGCGCGGCCGTCGGGCTCTGGTTCAACGCCCGCGGCGGGATGCGCAACAGCGTCACCGTCCGCGGCGGCGTGCTCGGCAAGCACGCGGACACGCACATCGTCGACGACCCGATCGACACGACGGGCGCGGCGCAGGCCTCGGGCAAGGAACTCGACGAGGCCATCGCGTGGTGGGACGGCACGCTCTCGACGCGCTTCCGCGACCCGCCGAACGCCGCCCGCGTGCTGGTCATGCAGCGGCTCCACGAGCGCGACCTCGCGGGGCACCTCGCCCGCACCGGCGCGGCCGTGCTCTGCCTCCCGATGCGGTTCGAGAGCAACCATCCCTTCCGGCTCGCGCCCCGCACGGTCGGCGGGCGCGCCCTCGGCGGCGACCCGCGCACCGTCGACGGCGAGCTGCTCCACCCGGAGCGCTTCCCCGAGCACGTCGTCCAGAAGCTCGAGCTCGCGCTCGGTCCCCGCGGCACGGCGTCGCAGCTGCAGCAGCGCCCCGCGCCCGCCGGCGGCGGCGTCTTCAAGGAGGCGTGGTTCCGGTTCTGGACCGAGCTGCCGCCCGGCGGCACGCTCTGCCTCTCGCTCGACTGCACGTTCAAGAAGACCTCCGACGGCTCGTTCGTCGTGATCCAGGTCTGGTACGTGCTCGGCGGCAACTTCTATCTGGTCGACCAGCGGCGCGGCCGCTGGAGCTTCACCGAGACGCTCACCGAGCTCGCGGCCGTGACCGCCGCGTACCCGCGCGCGCACCGCAAGCTCGTCGAGGCGAAGGCCAACGGCGAGGCCGTGGTGAACACGCTGCAGGCGCACGTGCCGGGCCTCGAGCTCGTCGAGCCCGAGGGCGGCAAGGAGGCCCGCGCCCACGGCGTGCAGCCGATCGTCGCGGCCGGCAACGTCTACCTCCCGCACCCCGAGAAGGCGCGCTACCGCAGCGTCGACCCGAAGGACGCGCGCGAGGGCGCGCCGTGGGTGCGCGCGGAGTTCCTGCCCGAGGTGACCGTGTTCCCGAACGCGGCCCACGACGACCAGACCGACACGATGACCCAGGCGCTGAACAAGCTCGCGCCGCGCACCGCGGAGCGCCTCGCGGCGGCGATGGCAGCGGTGTTCGACCGGAAGTAACCAGAGAGAGGAACGGCATGTCATTCCTGACGCGGCTCGGCGAGGCGATGGTGCGGATGGACGCGTGGTACTCCGAGCTGACCGGCACGGGCTCGACCAGCGGCCGCAACGCCTACGCGTTCCGGCCCGACGCGCGCCTCGACGACGCGACGCTCGAGGCCCTCTTCCACGGCGACCCGTTCGCCGCGCAGATCTGCAGCGCGGTGCCCGAGGAAGGCCTGCGCAAGGGCTACGCCGTCGCGCTCGGCGACGCCGACGCGGACGCGCGCCTCGCGGCGCGGCTCGCCGCGCTCGGGGCGAACGCGCTGCTCGCCGAGGCGTGGACGTGGGGGCGCTGCTACGGCGGCGCGATGCTCTGGGTCGGCGCCGACGACGGCCAGCGGCCCGAGCTGCCGCTCGACGCGGCGCGCATCAAGTCCGTGCCGTTCCTCACGGTGCTGAGCAAGCGCGAGCTCACGCCCGAGCGCTGGGGCACCGACCCGGCGTCGCCGTACCTCGGGCTCCCCGAGGTCTACTACATCCAGCGCGTCGGCGGCGCCGAGGTGCAGACGGCGCGCGTCCACGCCTCGCGGCTGATCCGCTTCGACGGCGTGCTGACGGCGCGGCACCTGCGCGCCGCGAACCAGGGCTGGGCGTACTCCGAGCTGCAGCGCGTGCTCACCGTGCTCACGCAATTCAACGGCGCGTTCGCCGCCGTCGGGACGCTGTTGCAGGACAGCAGCCAGGGCGTGTTCAGTCTGAAGGGGCTGATGGACCTGGTGACCGCGGACCGGGACGACATCGTCCGCAAGCGGATGCGCCTGATGGAGATGACGCGCGGCCCGGGGCGCCCGATCATGATCGACGCGGACACCGAGAAGTTCGAGCGCGTCGAGGTCGGCGCGCTCTCGGGCGTCGCGCAGATCGCCGACAAGTTCATGCTGCTGCTCGCCGGCGCCGCGCGCATCCCGGTCACGATCCTGATGGGGCAGAGCCCCGCGGGCCTGAACGCCACCGGCGACTCGGACATCCGGTGGTTCTACGACCGCGTGGCGAGCATGCAGAAGAACATGCTCCAGTCGCGCATCGAGCGGCTCGTGCGGCTGCTCTGCCTCGCGCAGGACGGGCCGACGGGCGGGCGGCTCCCGCCGATCAGCGTGGAGTTCGCCTCGCTCTACCAGATGACCCCGGGGGAAGAGGCGGACCTGCGGAGCAAGCAGGCGACGACGGACGTGGCGTACATCGACAAGGGCGTGCTCACCGCCGAAGAGGTGGCCATCTCGCGCTTCCCGGCCGCGGGCTGGAGCGCCAAGACCACGATCGACCTCGACGTGCGCCGCGCCGCGCAGGACGCCGACGCGACGGGCGCGGCCGCGGGCGACCCGAGCGCACCCGCCGCGCTGCCCGCGGGCCCCGACCCGGAGCACGCCGCGGGGATCATGGACGTGATCGAGCGCGTGGGGAGCCGGGCGATCGACCGCACCGCCGGCATCGGGCTGCTCACCACCACGTACGGGATGAGCCCCGAGCAGGCCGAGGCCGCGATGGGCGAGACGGGTCGGACGCACTTCACGACGCCCGAGCCCGGCCACGCCGCCGAGCTCGCCGCCGCGAAGGACGCCGCCGCGGCCGCGCAGCGGTCGCAGCGCGCGACGAAGCAGCTGCTCACACGGGTGCTCGAACGCAACAAGGCCGGCGAGCTGGTCGTGGGCCGCGTGATCACCGGCAAGACGCCCGACGGCGCCGAGGGCGACGTGCTCGAAGAGGGCGACGCGATCGCGGTGCCCGCGGCGGATGCTCCGACGCTGGCGGACGAGCCCCGCAAGCAACCTGTCACCGACGCGCGCGCGTTCGGGCGCGCGATCGTCGACGCGCAGCGCGAAGATGCGCGTCAGCGGACGCTGCAAGCGGCCTTTCGGATCGACGCCGCGGAACCGCGTGGCGTCATTGTCGCGCTTCCGCTTGGCCGAGAGGTCGAGTGGTCGATCGGCGTCGCGGCGGCGGGCGGTGCGGTCGCCGTTCCGCCCACGGATCTTCACGTCACGCTCGCGTACCTCGGCACGGCGGACGGCACCTCTCCCGAGACGCTCGCCCGCATCATCGAAGCCACGCGCAGTTGGGCCGCCGCGACCCCGCCCATCGCGGGCGCTCTCGCGTTCCAGGGGCGCTTCGTTGCGGAGAACGATCAGCCCGACCCGGTGTGGTTGGCGCCGGAGTGCGAGACCCTGGCGACTGCCCGCGAGCGCCTGATCGGCGCGCTCGCGGCAGCCGGCGTCCCGATCGACACGCAGCATCCGTTCGTTCCGCACGTCACGCTCGGCTACGTGCCGAAGGACGAGTCTGCGCCGCCGCCGCCGCGCGGAATCCCGATGGCGATAACGTTCGGCGCGGCTGCCGTGTGGGCTGGTCCCGCGCGCGAGACGTTCGCGCTGGGCGGGGCATGAGAGGGACCATGCGCAAGTACACCGAAGCCGAGATCGAGGCGAGCGCGCGGGACCGCCTTCCTGAGCCACGCGCGCACTTCCGACAGCTGCTCGCGCGGCCGCCGCGGGACGCGGCGCGGCCGATCCTGCTGCACGTTCACAGCGACACGCACGCGCCGCTGCGCCTCGACGCGCCCGCCGCGGAGCGCCTCGCGTACGTGCGCGAGGCGGCCGTCCGCGAGCTGACGTTCGAACTCGCGCTCGTCGGCGGCGACGCGCCCGGGCCCGAGGGGTTCGTGTGCGTCGACGACGGCGAGGCGAGCGAGCGCATCCACCGCTCGCCGCTGTGGGCACGCTGGGAGCGCCGCGCGTGACCGTCGCCGCACCCACCCGCGCCGAGCGCCTCGCGTTCCGCAAGCGCGTCGTCGCCGCGGCGCAGGCCCGCAAGCGCCCGCCGTCCCTCCGCGCGATCCCGCCCCCGCGCGGCCTCGTGGTGGAGTACACCGCGACGCTGCTGCGGCTCTCGCGCGAACTCGACGCGATCCTCGCCGGCGCGCTCGCGGGCGCGGGCCTGCGCGCCGACGCGGCCGACGGCGACCCGCCCGCGCTGGACGTGCTCTCCAAGCCCCAGCTCGCGCGGGCCCTCGAGCGAGCTCGGAAGGCGATGGCGGCGGCGACGTCGCGCCGCTCCCTCGCGGGCGCCATCGACGCCCTGGGCGCTCGCACCGTGCGCCTCTCGCAGAGCCGCTGGCGCGCCGAGCTGCAGCGCGCGATGGGGGTCACCCCCGTGGACGTCGTGCCGGACCTCTTCGTCACCAGCTTCCGCAACCGGAACCTGGACCTGATCCGCTCGCTGGCCGGCGAGAAGTTGGCCCGCGCTCGGCGCATCATCACCGAGCGCGGCACGACCGACCGCGTGGAGACGCTGGCGCAGCGCATCCAGGAGGACACCGGCGCCACGGCATCGAGGGCCGCGCTCATCGCCCGTGACCAGGTGCTCCGCCTTCATGGGGATGTAACCGAGGCACAGCACCGCGCCGCCGGAATCACCGAGTACATTTGGCGAACGAGCGCCGATGAACGCGTGAGAGAGGGGCATCGCGAACTCGAAGGCACGCGCCAGAAGTACGACGAGCCTCCGGTGGTCGATGCGCGCTCCGGGCGCAGAGCTAACCCTTCGCGGGACTTCCAGTGCAGGTGCGTCGCTGAGCCCTTGCTACCGGGGATCGACGACTGAAGCGCGGCGTGCGTCGTAGCGGCGCACGGCTTCGCGCCGACATGCGCGGCAGAGGCGCTTGCCGTTCGAGACGTACGTGTTGGCGTCGTCGAAGGCGTGCCCCGCGCGGCAGTGTGTCTTGGTGGCGTTTCCGCGCGGGCCGGTGTCGAGCGGCAGTCCGGCCCGCTTCAGCCGTTGTGCGCGGCTGTTTTCGTTCTGGCACGTGCGGCAGAGCCGGCTCCCTCCCGGATCGATGACGGTGTTCTCCGGCGTGTACTCGTGCCCAAGCGGGCAGTGCGTCACCGCGGCAGCCCGGGCCCGCACGAGCGACGGAACGAGGCCCCGCGCGATATTCTCACCCCGGGTCACCGGCTCCATGTGCGCGGGATTCACGCAGTGCCGGACGCGGCACAGGTGGTCGATGTCGAGTCCGTCGGGGATCGGACCGACGTGGTGCTCGTACGACACCCGATGCGCTAGCTGTGCGGCGCCGTCGACGCGCATGCGAGCGTAGCCGTTTGCCGTCTTCGCCGCCGTCCAGACCCAGCACGGCGATCGGTATCCCATGTCGCGCTCGACGTACTTGGCCGCGAAGCGCTTCAGTGCTTTGCTGTCCATGCTTCCTCCGGTGACACGGTTGGGAGCCATGGCCCGGGGTGCTTCCAACACCGCCGGGCCGCTTCGTCACTGTAGCCACCGGCGGCGCGCCGTCCCGCCCTTTCGTGCCGCACCGCGCTCCCGCGCGAGCGCGCGGCGCGCCACGCTCCCCTCGCACACCCCACCGCTCGCGAGGGACTCCCCGATGACCACGCCCGCTCCGCTCGTCCAACGCCAGCTGCCGGTCGACGCCGTCAGCGGCACGCTCGTCGGCGCGACGCCCACCGTCGTCGCCGAGTACGACGTGCGCGACGTGACCCGCTTCGGGCTGTTGGTTCAGAACACCGGCAACACGAACGCGATCGGCACGATCGAGGTCTTCAAGAGCTTCGACGGCACGAACTACGGGCCCGCGGACACCGCGACGAGCACCCTCGCGATCGCGCACGACGACGGCGCGACGATCGAGTTCGACGACGTCGTCTTCACCAAGCTCCGCGTGCGCCTGACCAGCGCGAGCGGCACGACCTACCAGCTCACCGCACGGGGGACGTGATGGGCGCGCGGATCAACGGACGCCAGGTCGGGAGCGGCGCCGCCGCGACGCACGGTCTCGACCGCGACCTGCCCGCGCCGGGCAACACCGACGCGCTCTACTTCGCGACCGACTCGGGGCGGATGTATCACGACGACGGCACCGCGTGGCGCGTCGTCGATGCGGCGACCGCGAAGGAGACGCTCGGCGGTTTCAGCGACACGGCGTACATCGGCGGCGGCACGGGCACGGGCCTCGGTCCCGTCGGCGGGCCCGGCTACACCTTCGCGCTCGCGTTCTACGTCGCCAGCCAGCCCGGGACCGGGCACGGGTGCCTCTGGAGCTACTCGATCGGCACGGCCGTGCGCGGCTGGGGGTTCTTCGGCTCGGCGAACGCCGCGAACACGCTGTCCCTGACGCTGGGCTACTCGGCGACGTTCGACACCATCGAGCTGCCCGGCGCGACGCTCACGGTCGGCGCGCACAAGCTCGCGCTCGCCGTCCTCGCCAACGGATCGGCCGTGCACTACGCGTGGGACGGCGTGGTGCAGACGCCCGTAGCGAGCTCCGTCGCGGGCAACTACAACGCGCCGAACGCCAGCAGCGTGCACGAGATCGGGCGCTGGAACGCGGACGGCCTCGCGGGCGGCTTCGCGCACCTCGCCGAGCTCGCGGCGTGGAACGCGGTCCTCGCGGACGGCGACACCAGCACGCCGAACACCCTTGCGTACCTCTCGAACACCCCGAGCGACTATCGCCTGCACGGGGACACCAGCACGCGCGTCTGGGGGTGGGCCGCGCGCCATCGGCGACACGAGGCGTTCGCGTATCCCTACGGGGCGCAGGCCGTCCGCATGCCGGTCGTGCTCCCCGGCTCGCTCACGATGACGAGCCGCTAGCGCCGCCCGTCCCCGCCTTTCGTGCCAGCCCGGCGTAGCCCGGACCGGCCTCCGCGACCCACGCTCTACCTCGCAATGGCCACGGTCCAGCGCTACGACGCGGGAGAGGTGCGGGGCTTCGAGCGGACGCCGCAGGGCGGGCTGCGCGTGCTCGGCGCCGTCGCGCGCACCGGCGTGCTGCCCTACGAGACGCCCGACGGCCGGACGATCCGCGAGTACGTCGCGCCCGAGGTCCTCTTCGCCGCGGACTCGCTCGCGAGCCTCCGCGGCGCACCCGTGACCGACCTGCACCCGCCGGAGATGGTCACCGCGGACAACTGGAAGACGTACTCGGTGGGCAACATCGGCGACGCGCCCCGGCGCGACGGCGAGCTGCTCGTCGCGGACGTGCTGGTCCAGGACGCGGCCGAGGTCGCGCGCGTCGAGGCCCGCGAGCGGCGCGAGCTGTCGTGCGGCTACGTCGCGGAGATCGACCCGACGCCGGGCGTGAGCCCCGCGGGCGAGCACTACGACCAGGCGCAGACCTCGCGCTTCTACAACCACGTCGGCCTCGGCCCGCCGGGCTGGGGCCGCGCGGGCCCGAGCGTCGCGCTCCGCATGGACGCGGCCGGGCACGCGCTGCCGAACCCGTCCGCAACCGCCGTGACCCGGCTCGACACCTCGAAAGAAACGCCAGCCATGAAAACGGTTCTGAAGATCGCCGGCCGGGAGTACGTGCTCCGCGCCGACGCGCTGGAGGGCGACGCCGCGGCCGCGCAGGGCGCCGTGGACGCCGGGAGCAGCGCGATCACCGCGCAGCTCGAGGCCACCAAGCAGGCGCTCGCCGACGCGATGGGCGAGCTCGCCAAGCTCCAGGCCAAGATCGCCGCCGACGAGGCGACCGAGGCGAGCGCGCCGGTCACCGAGGACATGGTGCCGGAGGCCGTGCTCGACAGCGCGCTCGCCAAGCGCGAGGCCCTGCGCGCCGACGCGCGCGCGGTGCTCGGCGCCGAGGTCAAGCTGGACGGGCTCGCGCCCGCCGCGATCAAGGCGAAGGTCATCACGCACCTCGCGCCGAGCGTGAAGCTCGACGGGCTCTCGAAGGACACGATCGAGGGCATGTACGCCGTCGCGGTCGCCGGCGCACGCAAGGCCGCGGACGCGAAGGGCGAGGGCGCGGCGCGCAACGACGCGCTCGACCGCGCGCGCGCCGCGGCCGAGGGCCACCGCGCCGACGGCGGCGACGAGGCCGCGTCCGACGACGCGATGGAGAAGAACCGCGAGCAGCAGCGCGCCGACGCGCGCAAGAGGGCACTGTAATGGCAACCTCGGTCCAGACCTCGTACAGCGACGACCCCGCGATCGGCTACGCCGGGCAGCTCACCGGCAACGGCCCGCGCGACGTCGGCTCGGCCGCGAACTCCAACGCCGCGACGATCGCCCCCGGGCTGATCGTGCTGCGCGCGGGCGACCGCCTCGTGCGGCCGATCCTCTCGACCGACGAGCCGACCGCCGATCCCGACGCGATCATCGCCTCGGGCGTCGCGAGCGCGACGACGCGCCAGGTGATCAGCGGCGCCTCGCTCAACGGCGTGATCGGCGCGCTCGAGATCTCGCCGCCGCGCAACGTCACGCTGACGTTCAACTCGCACGGCGACTGGAACGACACCACGCTGGTGGTCCAGGGCCTCGACGTCGACGGCAACCCCATCGAGGAGACCTTCCTCGTCAAGGAAGGCGGCAACGAGGTCCTCTCGGGCGTCGAGCACTTCGCGTTCGTGACCGCGGTGGTCGTCCCGCCCGGGACCAGCACCAACGGCACGCTGCTGGTCGGCGTCGGCACTTCGCTCGGGCCGCTGAGCCGCCTCGCGGCGGGCCTCAGCGTCTACGACCCGATGCGCGAGCCGGGCGCGTACGCGCA